AGCTGGGCAAGCATGCTGGCGAGCAGTCGGCGTTCGTGCTCAACGACAGCGCGGTGGAACTGATCAGCGCAACGCTGGCACACTTCACGGCCGAGGAAGGCCACGACGGTGTCTACGAGGCGCTGGGCATGGCCGATGCCGTGAAGGAAGATGAGAGCCTGCTGATCTGGCGCAACCGCACCTCGATCACCCGCATCCCGTTGACCTCCCACGAGCTGGGCCTGCCGGCCGAAGCACGCCTGATCGACCAGGGCAACTTCCCGGCGTTCTACAACGCCTGTGAGTCGATCTTCGGTCGTACCCCGGATCATCCGGTGGCGTTCAAGAACCGCTACCTGGCCCTGACCGATGGTAAGGTCTACGAGCTGGTGGCTGGCTACTACAACCGCGGTGCACTGATCATCAAGCGTGCCGACTTCGTGGTAGCCAAGTAACGGCATAACGCCCCCGCCTTCGGGCGGGGGTTCTATGGAGGTCGCTTGAACAACGATCAAATTTCCCAAGCCATTACCGAACTCAATGGCCGCATCGAACAGCTGCGCCATGAACTCCACACCAATGGGAAGCTGAGCAATGATTCGGTGGTGGTTCTGACGGCTATGCGTGAGCAGGTCGGCGAGCTGCGCAAGATCCACATTTATCAGTCGGTAAATGAGGGTAACCTCATGAAACTCGTTGCCCAAGCCAATGGTGTCACTGTTGGTCGGGTCAGTCAAATCTGCAAAGAGATGAGGGAAAAGCATGCTCGGCAAAACAACTAAGCCCATTTTCACCCTCCCACCGATCATCAACACTGGTTTGAAGCGGGGTGAATTTGCATTGCAGATGGTCATGCCCCACGCAGGCACACCCATCAAGTCAGATTTCGTCGGCGGCCTAGTCCGGCAGATGCATACCGACGGCAAGATCACCGACCAGCAGCTGGAAGATTTCTACAAGAAGCGCCTCGAGAAGATGGCGCCTTTCGGTCTGTAACTCATTCATTCAAGGAGAGCAGTACAGATGTCTGAAGCATACCACGCCCCCAATACCCTGATTCCCATCAACACCATCATCGAAGATTACAGCGGCACGCCTTACCTGGCATCGCTGGCATTCTTCTGGGAAGTCGAGTTGGCGGCGATCTATCAGCAGCACCCGCATCTCAACCCCACTGCATTCTTCAACTTCGACTACGACGAAGAAGAGATCCAAGAAGAGCTGTTCAAGGTCTTGGTTCAGAAGAACCTGCTGAAGAAAGTCGAGCCCAATTTCACTGCAATGACCTACCTCAATCACAAGAACAACACCGCCGACACCATGCTGTTGTCAGTGACTACGGAACTGCGTGGACCGGTCGACAAGGTCAGTGCATAACCCATTCCATCCGTTGATGGCGTAGGCGGCATAGACGCCTCTCCCAAAGGAGAGGCGCTTGCCTTTTGGTAAGGGGCCTCCATCTGGAGGCCCCTCTTTTTATGCCCTTTTTTTTTGGCTTACAGAGGGGGCAGGGACATGTCGCCACCGCCGCCTTCCTCGCCAGTACCGGTTTCATCCGCCGGCGGTTCACCGCCAGTTTCATCGCCCGGAGGCACGTCCAACGCATCACCACCGCCGACGTCCATGCCGGGGTCCAGGAGATCATCGCTCGGATTGGCCGGAGCGCTCTGGTAGTCATAGCTACCACCGCCACCGAAGTCGTCATTGGGACCGACGATCTTCTTCAGGCGTTCCACGGCCGGGCCAGTGCGACGCTGGGTCGTTGCCAGTGCGTACATCACATGCAGCAGCGACTTGGACATCGACTTGACATGGTCCTCGATACCGCGGATCAGGTCAGGCTGTTCGTCCGGGTCCGGATTGGTCAGCAGGGTGAAGATTTCCGGCATGACGTTGTTGTCAGCCATCCAGTCACGCATGATCTTGGCCTTGGCCGCCTCCTTGACCATCGGCACCAGATCCTTCAGATCGCCCAGACCCTGTTCGGTCAGGTAAGCTTCATTGATCCAGTTACCCAGGCACTTGTCCACGAATTCTTCGCGAGAATTGTAGGCGCTGGCCTGTGCTTCGGCCGTAGCCATATCCGGCTTGGGCAGTCGCAGACGCAGAGCTTGCAAGAACTCCATGATGACCGCATCGCGACCCATGGCTTGCAGATCTTCCAGACGCTCGCTCATGCTCTCCATCGAGGCCGAGGTCTTACCCTTGGTCAGCGCATCACGCTGATCCTTGGCGTCCTTGGAGATCTCGTTGGCGCGCTGCTGTTCACGGGTGAGCTTGTTGCGGTTCTCATCCACCAGCTTGCGCAGCTCGGCCATCAAGGCGCCGTCGGCCAGTACGTACTTGATGACGAAGTCGTTGAGGAAGCCCTCAAACTCGGTCTGGTAGGTCAGCACGCGCTTGGCCAGCAGCAGGTTGTTGGCCAGGACCGAAGTAGCGAAGTCCGCACCTTGACCGGCATCGACCATGTCCGGGCTCAGACCCATCGCCTGCAAGTGCGCATCGCGCAGCTTGTCGGTGAAATCGGTATCAGGCTTGACACGGTTGGACTGGCGCTCGGTGACATCCATCTTGATTTCGGGGTAGCGGGTGTTACCCGTCACTACCACGTCAATCGATGCGCGCTGCAGGTAGCTGTTGATGTCCACCGGATTGGTGGCGCCCAGCGGGAAGATGCCCTGACGGGTCTTGGCGAACTCGTGCAGCAAGAACTCCACCGTCTGCGACGGATTGGGATCGGTCGGCTCCAGCTGGATAGCCAGCTGCGTGCGGTTGATCGAGTTCTTGATACCGGCCATGGCATCAGCCAGCAGGCTGACCACGCGGATACCGCCGAGCACCTTGGACTGCTGCAGCAAGGACTGGCCGATGCCGTACTTGTTGTAGTCGAAGGCAATGTAGACCATCATCTGCGCCGGCACGTAGAGCACCTTGGTGCGCTGGTGGGCCATACGACGGGCAAACATCACGCGGTAGATTTCTTCCGGCACCGTCACTTCCAGCTGACGGCCGTACGGACCTGCTTCCAGACGCTGGGTCAGCTCGCGGTCGATCATGCGACCATACACGCGGGCCATTTCTTCGATCTCGGTCTGACGGCTGGTTTCCTGTCCCATCAGAGCGCGCTTGGCCTGAGCCAAGATCTGCGAGCCCATGGACGAATTCGTGTTGAGCGAATTGGCCATGTCGGTGAAGTAGTCGCGCTGGTCGACCGAGTTGATCGGGTTGCCCAGTTCATCCAGCAGGATGAAGTAACCCAGATGCTTGCGCGGCGCGCCTGGCTGGTGGACCGGAATGACCGATTCCGACGGCAGCTTCATCACCGTAGGGTGGCCGATCGTATCGCGGGCGATCTCGTGGTTGGTCTTGATGATCTCCAGCGGCACGTGCGCTTGGCTGAGCTTACGGCGGGTGCCGAGGTTGTATTCGGTGTACGCACCGAAGCTTTCCTGGGAGACCGCAAACTGCACGCCGTTGACCTGCAACATGCCCTGCTTTTGCATGATGGCATCGATGCGATCTTGAGCCATGCGTTCACGCAGGGCAGGCATCTTCAAGATGCTGGGGTTGTCCACCACTTCCATGAGGGTGTCAACTTCCATCTTGTCGCCGGCCTTGATGCCGTTCTCTTCATCATCGACTACCGCGTTCATGCCGATGACCATCTTCGGCACGTAGGTATGGGTGCCGTAGCTGCCATTGCCCGACAATGCTTCCAGGCCCAGGTTCATCGCAGCGCCGTTCTTGGGTGCGACGGGATTGCCCAGATAACCCAGATGGCGCAGGTTGTCGTCCTTGACCTGGTCGTTGATGCTTTCCATCGTAACCCGGCCCACCGAGTTGATCGCAACGTCGATGGAGTTCTCCGGCAGGATCAGCAACGGGTAGGAGCCGGTCATGAAAAGCGCGTCTTCCAGCGAAGGTGTCAACAAGTCGCTAATCTTGTAGACCTTCTCAAAATGCTCTTCGATAACGCCTTGCATGGCGCTGGCCAGGTCGCTGCTGAAGCGATTCTGTTCCAGACCGAAGTTGATGCTGGTGGTCACCATGTCCTTCGGGGACAGGATCGAGCTGGTGAGGATCTGCATGGCCAACTGCGTCTCCGGCAGCAGCTGGAAGATGCTGCGGGCGTCGTTGACGTCATTGGCCGTCATGTCGCTGATCTTGGTCAGCAACGACAGATCCAGATGCTCGATGGACTTGTTCTTACCAGCCTTGGCATCGGTGGACAGACCACCAACACCGACACGCTGTGACGGTACTTCCGGGACCAGTTTTGACATGATCGCAGCCATGCCCGTTTCCCGCGCGTCGGGAAGCATTCGGGCATATTGGGCTCGCGTGTCGACGGGGAAGACCGACGAAGTAGGCGGACGGTTATACATGCATGCTACCTCAAAGAGCTTTCTTTTTTCGTAAGTTGGGAGACGCCCAGTGTCACAGGCGCAATACAAAATCTACCTCAGCAAGGTGTTTAGCCTCGCCAAGACTCTGGTGGTCAAAAGTTCCGCTGCGGCACGGGCTATCAATACCGAGCTGGTGCGGTTGGGACACACCATCAATGAGAACGATCCGGCGAGCTGGAAGTACTATCTCCACCTGAACGGTGAGTACCATTACACTGACCGGGTGATGAAGATCACGTCACTGGATACGCAATCAGAAATAACTTTTAACAAGAATGCCCTTACGGTACATTTGGCCACTGCGCGTGAGTACGCCAGTGGCGGACAGTACTACAAGACCCTGGTCAGTCAGTTCCCCGACCAAGAGGATCTGATTCGCGGCATTCTCAATCCAGTGGACATCTCCACGGCCATTGCGGCCGAGGACGGACAGATCCTGTACTACAATCCGGCTCTGGTGGAAGAGAATGAGGAAAACCTCATCCCCAAGCTGGAGCAATGGTGCAAAGACTTCTCCCGGCGTTGGTTCGTTCGAGCCTACACGCTGGTGGATGATCTGTACGTGGCTGCACACCTGAGTACGATGTACACGCTCATCCCCATGGTGGTGACGAGCATTCGGGCGGCCAATTGTCATACCAATTACGCGCACTCCTTCCATATCCGCGAGTATCTGAACAGTCATCAGTACTTGGGTGATGAGGTTGACTACCTCACCACCAAGCAACGGCTGTGGCTGTATCGGCAGATTCGCTTCCTCGAGCGCAATGCCGGTAAGCAGTCCACGTTCAAGGAGCTGGTCAAGAACCTGCTCACCGAACGCAACCTGCCGCTGTCGGAATGGAACATGCGACATGACCTGAGCAAGATGCCTGATGAAGAGCTGGGGCCCCGAGCCTCGTTCTATCGGGAATCGCTCAACATGGACCTGAGCATTGCCGGTGTGGAAACCCGCAACATCACCGAGATGCTCGAGGCGGAGATTCCGGTAGCGCGTAACAACGAACGGGCCATCCAGGACAACGTCACTGACATCCGCAAGAAGATCGAACACAGCCAGGGTGATTTCCTCAAGACCAAGGTCTTGGAATCCTCGGTGCTGGATCTGTCTGATGCTGGTTACTTCTCACTGGCTGACACCATGCTCAACCATTGGCTGTACCTGTCCCAAGTGGGGCGGTACACGGCAGTGATCAGTGTGGAGAATCCGGCCAACGGTGGCAACTTGGTGCTCTCGGCCAAGGAAGCGTTCATTGTCTTCCTGTACGTGTTCAACAAGTCGATGGGCATTGAGCTGGTGGACGTACCGGTGTTGCAAGCCAACAACGTGCGTAAGCTATCCACGCCGCTGCGCCCTGAGATTGAGGGCATGATCGACAAGAAGCTGTTGAACCCGTACGTGGTGGATGGTCTGTACAAGGCGATCGATCTGATCCCGCCGATCATCTCTACCGAAGCGTTCAACCGCACGGTGGCCAAGATCCACGAGGGCTTGCAGATTCATCGCTGGATCTGGACGACCCGTGAACATAAGGACGAGCGCGGTCAGGTGGAAGCGGCAGCCATGCACTTCTATCACGACTGGACCTGCCGACTGGACGCTCCAGAGCTCTACCCGAAATGGCTTTCCGATCGTGGCCTGGACCTGTTGAACCTGACGCGCCTGGAATGCTCGATTCTGGCAGAGCAGCTGATCTCCCGTGCAACCGGTGCAGATCTGTTCGCTACCTACAGCGTACGTGACATCCAGACTGCCATGCTGCGCCTGATGACGCAGCTGTCCTCGTACTCGATCCAGTTCCTGCAATCGATCAACCCCTCGCCGATCATCTTCATCGATTGGCAGCCGCCGCGCATCGGCAACATCGAAGCTGACGGTGGTGATGACTTCAACGTGGACATGGCAACGGTATACGTGGAGGACATCCACGCCCAAGGCCTGGCCAAGTTTGACATCCAGCAAGTGGGTTGGTTGGATGACATGGACCTGAAGGCGCGCGGTTACGATCGCATGCGCATCGAGTCGGACATCAACGCCACCATTACCAGCAACACCGGGTACTTCTTCAAGGTTGAGATCCCGCAGATTGACGTGGTGGGCGATGAGTTCCCTGAGTCGCTGATCACCGACATCACCAAGTACACCGAGCATTACCTGCCACAGGATCGTCAGGATCTGAGTGAAGCCTTTGATCACCTCAACAGTCCGCATTACGCGCTGACGCAGGCCGATAAGGACGAACTGACCGAACGCTGGAATGAGCGTCCGGCCGATCCGCCGATCACCCTGATCGCAGAGGGCCTGCAGCTGCCGAACCTGTACGATGAAATCAGTGGCGTCGATGTGATGCGCACGCCCACCCTGACCGGGTCGGTCTCGCTACCCACGATTGACTACCCGCTGGTTGATGGCAAGATGGAACTGGATACCTTGCTGTATCCGGGCCTGGTCATGGACATCGTGCTGGACGTCTACGGTTATCCGGTACTGCGTGATGTGGCCGAACTTGATGGCCTGCGTTATCCGATGACCCAGCAGACGCTGGTGCTGGACACGCTGACTTACCCGCATCTGAATATGGCAGGTGAGTTGGACGGGCTGGATTATCCGGAGTATGTCGACAGCGGCAAGATCTCTGAGTTCACCTATCCGTTCGTGCTGGCCTTCAACGCACTGGATGGTCTGTCCTTCGGTCTGAACGGCTCCATGTCGTTCAACACGCTGGACTACCCGCCGGTTCCGCCGTTGGATCTGGACACGTTGGATTACCCGCAATAAGGACAGGCGGGGGTTGAAAGACCCCCGCCTTTTCCCCAGCCAAGAGACTCCCATGCCTACTTCCCTTGATCTGCTGGCCCTGCCGCATGCGCAGGCTGCCAAGCAAATTCTCGCCGAGGCCCTCAAGCCTGGCGTGGATCCGAACAAGCTTCTTCTGGGCGAAGAGGTTGTCGGTACTGGCAACAAGATGATCCTCCCGGTCTATGTCGATGGCTCTGCCTTCGTGGACCCGAACTGGAAATTCTACGGAACTGTTGACATGACCTATCAACGTTTGGACCTGCAAGAAAGTCTGGGTCACCTGAATCTGGAGCTGGCTGTTGGTGCGATGTATACCTCGCGCGAACTGGCCACCCGTATCGGGCAGATCCTCAAGATCGACTTTGAGGATGTGGACTATGTCCACGAAACCCGAGTCATGAACGGTCTGAGTGAGAACTACGTACTCAGGGCCGAAGAGAATTCGCCACGCTGGATGGGTCAGGTTTCCATCCGCGTCTTCCGCTAAGGACGCCCATGCAAGTCACCACCGAAGACCTGCTCAAGTACAGTGTACGCGGGGCCATCGTCACGATGGTCAACGCAGAGAACGGCACCTTCTTCGATGGAGGTGAGGCGGGCCAACTGGTCATCTCCGAACCGATCTCTGTGGGTGGTCGCCGCACCGAGGTGGAGCTGTCGATCCGTCGGCGCGTCAGCAAGATCGACGCGCTGCCCTATGCGGGCAAGATCGCCTTCCGCTTCAATCGACTGGACGTGAGCGGCACGCTCTCTGGCACGCTGGCTGGTTTCTACCCGCCCCTGCCGACGTCAACGCGCATCCTGCTTGATGAGATGACCAAGCGCTCAGGCATTGTCTTTGAAGACGATGACTTTGTGCTGGAAGACATCATCCGCAGCAATGCGGCACCTTATGTCCTGAAGGCCAAGCGCGAGTCGCTGCGCTGGATTGGTCAGATGGAGATTCCGCTGCTGAACCTGATTGACCTGCAGCAACTGGTTCGCCAGGGCATGGGGTCGCAGGTGCCACAGTTGGATCAATCCCGTCAACTGGTCGCTGCTGAAGACAACCAACCTTACCTCAATGCCACCCCGCTGCTGGAACGGCTTGATGCGATCCTGCTCAACTCCCCCGTGGTAGACACCACCCATCCCTTGGTGGATGTGGTCAGGGGCGTCGTGCCGGAGTTGGGTCAATACCTGCAAAGCTCACCCACGCCGTGGGACGTGCGTTCGGGTAACAGCGGTTACAACCTGCGCGGCGCCATGTTGGTCTCGCGTGATGTGGCGGCAGATAACGCCAACACCATCAACCCTGCGCTGAACCTGACGGCTACTGTCCGTTTGGCTGCGGCCGATACGATGTACCTGAGTAAGGACATCGTCATTCCCTATGCGCGTCTGAGCTTTGGTAGTAGCGACTTTGATGACGCTCCGCGCCTGACTACCTCGGCGGTTATCAACGCCAGTGACGCCACAGCTTGGAATGCGTGGGTCAACAGCCTGCAAGTGGGCACGTTGATCACCTCACTGCCGGCAGGAATGGATCTGCGCTGGAGTGGTCCGGAGCAGTGGGTTGCCAATGCCGCCGCGCCCAGTCGCACCAACCTGTATGGCTGCGGTATCCTGTACAACGGTCCGCGTCGTGGTTACGATCCGTCTCCGTACTACAACCGCTGCAACCGCGTCTTGGCCTTGGCCATGTCGTTGAACAACACCGCCTACCGCGGTACGTACATCATCCACTACCGGGCACCGATCATCCTCAATGAGGTGATTCCCAATATCGTGGCTGGCGTACCCTTCGACTTTGACTTCAATCCCACCGAAGGTCAAGCACCTTACACGGTGCGTCATGTGTCCGGCTCACTTCCTCCGGGTTTGAGCATCGGCAGTGACAACCATCTCACCGGCACGGTGCAGGTGGAGGGCAACTACAGCTTTGGTGTGGAAGTCACCGATGGTCGCGGCGTCAAGGTGGGCTACACCTACAGTACGATCTCCCGCATTGCGCCGTTGGTGATCAGTGGTCTGCCCACGGCCGCGCGTATCGGTCAACCCTACAGCTTCAGCTTCACTGTCAGCGGCGGCGTGCCGCCGTACGACTTCAACATCGCCAGCGGTTCGCTGGGTCCGGGTCTGTCTTTGCCGGATCTTCGCCAACCCACCATCTCCGGTACGCCGCAGGCACCTGCGGGCACACGTACCTTCATCATCGAGGTCAACGACGCACGCAGTGTCTCGGCGACCACGAACGCATCCCTTACGGTCAACTCATGAGTAAGCTCAATCAACTCAGTGCGCTGGGGAAAACCGCACTGGAAGCAGTGGTGGAGATGTTCTTCTCCGTGTTCACTCGTGAACTGGATCGCAACCATGTTCGCTTCGAACTGGATGTGGCCAATTCCGAACTGATCATCACCTCACTGGATCAAACCGCCAGTGGCGCTACGGGCATCTACCGGGGTACGGCGCGAGTGCCGTACCTGAAGGCTGACCTCTCGCAGGTCTGCCCCTACCCCTTGGCTGTGCAAACCACCTATCCGGTTACGTTCCGGGAATTGCGTGCGCAGCTGCGCAGTCGTTACGACATCATCTTGGAACAAGGTGAGATGGCTGCCAAACTCAATGGTACGCCGCTCACTGACGAGATGACCATCAGCGAACCCCTCATGGCCGAATACGGTCAGTTCAAGCTCTACGCCACCCAGTTCTCTGGGCGCTATCGGGCAGGCACCAGCATGACGCTGATCTTCATCCAGCCCAACAAACGCGTACCGCTGAGCGCCCTACTCGACTTGGAGAATGCCCTGTCGATGAAACCGCTCATGGTCCGTTGAGGAGACTCCATGGCAGGTAACAAGACCATCTACAACAGCACCTTCCAGGAGGTGCTGCTGGAGACGCTCTACCGTACCACGGCATGGAATGCACGCCAGTTGGCCGACAACGTCAACATCGCCTTCCAAGCCTTCCCGAACTACACCCAGTGGACACTCACCCCCACCCCTGCCGGTACGGTAGCAGGTCTGGTGAACTCCACCACGGGTCGGTTCAACAAGCAGAACCTGAGTAACCGCTTCCCGCAGGACATGTGTTACAGCGCCCTGTATCCAGCCAACTTTGAAACGATTGCCAGTTTCTTCCTGACCTCCTACGACCTGCTGGTTGAACCTGGCTGCTGGCGTCTGGTCAAGGGCAATCGTTCGATCGTGCTGGATGAGTTGGCGTGGGTCGACTTTGATCTGTCTGACACCCGTTCGATTCGGATGGAAGTCACCGACAGTCACCCGCTGTTTGCACCGGGCACGGGCTTCCCCCTGCTGGTGACCGGTTCGACCAATTCGATCTCCCCGCTGACGGCGCGCCTGAACGGACCCACCCAAGGCGCAGTCGGACAGAACCTGGTCAAGGAGCTGTACATCCTGGGCGGGCGTTCGCCGTACACGGTAACCCTCAAGTCAGGCACCCCACCGGTGCCGCTGCGTACCAATCCCTTCCGACTGGAAGGTGTCCCCACTACCGATGGTCTTTACACCTTCGTGTTGCATGTGGAAGATGCCGACGGACGTTGGGTTGATGTGGAGGGTAGCTGCGACATCGCCCTGAATGCTTTCACAGTCAGTGGCACGCTCCCCAACGGTACGGTCGGTCAATCCTACACAGGCCAGCTGACTTTCAGTGGCGGTGTGATGCCCTACACTCTAGTCTCCCAGTCCGGTGTTCCACTGGGCTTGGAAGTGGGTGTGGATGGATTCATCTCTGGTATTCCCGACGCAGGTACTTACGCACCCAAGATCGTGTTCAAGGACGCGATGAATCGTCAAGCCACGTTCAATGGTTCGATGACCATCGCCGGTCGCTCTGATCGCGCCGTTGCTCAGCTGACGCTGGACGGTCTGACTGAGTGGGTGGACTTTGAAGGCGGTGTGGTCTCCGGCGTTAAGCCGGTGTCTTACATCAGCGCATCGCCATGGGCCAACAAGGTTACCAATGGTGCCGACGTGCGTGGCCCTCGAGTGGCTGCGTACAAGATCAACGATGGTTACTTCCAGCAGACCGCGCAGGTGCGTAAGGATGGTGCCATCGCCATCGGTCTGTGGTTGGAAGCTGACGACTATCCGGTCGGTTCGTGTATTGCCAGTTGCCGTGACGGTAACGGCGGTTGGGAGTTGTCGGTGGGCGACTCTGACAGCAAGCAGCTGCGCTTTACCTTGAACATCAATGGTAACTGGCGGGCCATCACGATTTCCGATCCCGCGCCTCCGTCCAACGGAGAGTGGTCGTACTACGTGCTGCAGTTTGCAGACAACTACGTGGCGGCTTTCCGCAACGGTCGTCTGCTGACCTCGGCCAAAGAAGTGGGTCAGTATTTCGATGCTGATACGGCGTTGCTCACCATCGGGCGGCGCTCCAACAATCTCACCGGTTGGCAATGGGTGGGTAAGATCGGCAAACTGACGCTCAGCGATGAACGTCTGTGGGCTGATCAACAAAAGCAGCTGTACAACGCGGGTAAGGGGGTTACGATTCGTGACCTCAAGAACGCGGCCAATGTCTCGACTCCCGCTCAAGTACGCGTCACCGGTTCCCTTAGCAATGGAGTTGTCGGTGCGTTGTATCGTGAAGAGTTGCAGATCACAGGCGGAGCAGCACGGCAGACGACGCGACGTTTGCTGGGCACGGTTCCACCTGGACTGTCGGTAGTGACCACCGATCCCGATCGACTGGTAATCACCGGCACGCCCACGATGGCGGGGAACTTCTCCTCCTTCTGGGTGATCGTCAGTCAAGAAGACGTCGTTGGTTTTGACCTCAACATCAACGTGGTTTCCGGATAAGACGACATAACGCCCCCTCCTTCGGGAGGGGGTTTATGCTGCCCTTTTTTCTTAGTCCTATCTTGTGTGCGCCGCTGTTGCGGCTAAGAATTTCTTCGCCCTCTTTGAGGAATGTTGCATGTCCAACCATAATCCGATTGCCGCGCTGATGCATGCCCTGAGCAGCCTGCCTGTGCACCCCAACATCCAGGGTTTGAAGTATGTCATCGTCGATACCGTCAACGGTCCGCGTCGGTTGGACTTCAACGAACTGGTCACCCCGCCCAACCTGAACTTCTCGCCTGAGTTGATCGGCAAGAAGGTGCTGGAACTGGAAGGTCGTATCGATCAGTTGCAGGCCACGCAGGTCGAACTGGAACCGCTCTACGAAGACGTCAAGCCGTTTGAGCCGGAAGAGTCGGTGGCCATCGGCGACTGCGCCCTTGCCAATGGCTCCAAGGACCGCCACAACGTCGCTGTAGGCGCTTTCGCTGGCTACGCGCTGGAAGGTAGCGGCAACGTGGTCATCGGCCCGTATGCGGCCACTGGTGTGAACTACGAGCTGGATAACAGCGTGGTCATCGGCAGTGCAGCGCTGCCTGACGCAGAGCTGGACCTGACCAACGTCATCGTGGTGGGTGCGCATGCGCGTGCCACTGGTTCCAACCAGTTCGTACTTGGCCATAGCGGTACTGACGCATACAACCTCAGCGGCCTGCATCGTCGTGCCGACGTGCGCGATTTCACCAGCATCGAAGATCTGGACTTGGGTCTGGACTTCATCTTGCAGGTCCCGGTGATCCAGTATCAGGTCGATCCGCGTGAAGCGTACATCGACTGGTCCACCAAACCCGAAGAGCCGCAGTCGCCAGGCCCGGAACCGGAGCCTGTCACGCTGGCTGACTCCCAAGAAGCGATCATCGCCTACAACTGCCGCAAGGCACAGTGGGACCGCGATCAGAAGCAGTACACGCTGGACATGGCCAATTATGTCAGCGAACTGAACGAGTGGTCGCGCGTTAACAACCTGGCCAACATCGAACGTACTGGCGAGTTCGCCGGTAAGCGTACGCATTACGGCTACAACGGTCGTGCCTTGCTGGACCTGTGTGAGCGCTTCGGCGTCAACCCGGCTCTGGTGCAAGATCATGCCGTGGCAGAAGGCGATGCACAGATCACGGTCAACGACGCCCACTTGGTGCCGGTGTTGATCCGCGCTGTGCAGCAACTGCACAAAACCATGCACAGCCCCGAGTACATCGACACGCTGATCAGCGCCATCGAAACCAAGAAGAACGCGTCGTCCTAAGGGGCGACCGTTTTTCCCGGCTCGGATTTGAGTAATTTTCTACACCAAAAAGGTACGTGACACATGAGCCTGCTTTTGCAAAGCCTGGCTGCTCTGGAAACGGCTGGGTCCGTCCAGAACAATCAGCGCTTGACGCTTATCACTGCCGGTGGTCTGGTCAATGTCAATTGGGGAACGCTTTCCAATGCGGTGAGTGCGCCGCTGGATGCACGCCTGACGGCTTTGGAAGGCGGCGCTGGTGCGGCCAAGCCTTCGATCTGGCCAACGGCACGTACGATCTCTCTGACGGGCATCGTCACCGGTTCGGTGGCACTGGATGGTAGCGGTGATGTATCGCTGGCCACCTCGATCGCCAATGGCGCACTGACCACGGCCAAGACTGCCGGTCTTCAATCTACGCTGGACAACCTGACCACTGGTCTGGGTAATCGTTGGGGCACGGGCGTCACCGAAGGTCCCAACCCTAGCATCTACACCGGCGATCTGAATCTGCTGGCGGGTGCGACGTTTGTACGCGCCACCAACCCAGCTACCAACTTGCCGACGGTGGGTGGTCCGAACTTCACGGTACTGACCAACGGTCTGATCAACTACGGCAACCAGCTGGCTTTCGGTGCCGACACGCTCAGCTTCCGTACGCAGAACGCAGGTACTTGGGGTAGCTGGCGTAATCTCTGGCACTCGGGCAATCTGGACCCGTCCAACCTGCTGCTCAAGACCGACACTGCAACGGCCGCTTCCAAGTTGGCTACGGCTCGTTCGTTCTCGTTGACCGGTGCTGTGACTGCTTCGGCAGTGCAGTTTGATGGTTCGCAGAACGTCACGCTCAATACGTCGATCACCGATGGCTCGATTGCTATCGCCTCGGTATCGGGGCTGACCTCGGCATTGGCGTTGAAGGCTGAGCAGTACGGGCTGATTCCAGCTGGTCGTCCGTTGAACTCCAACGGCAACACTGGCTTCTACGGTCAGACGGTTGCAGCCCAAGCTACGCTGGCTAACAACTACCCGGTGGCCGGTGCTTTGGGTGTACTCAACGTCACCCAGCAGACCGGTTACATCGAGCAGGAATACATCACCACCTCCAATGCGCATTACCGTCGCTTCTTCAACGGTAGTTCGTGGTCAGGCTGGGCGCGTCTGTGGAGTTCGGATGATTTCGATCCCACCTCCAAGTACGACAAGACCGGCGGTGTGATCAACGGTAACGTGACTGTCACCGGTACGGTGGCGTCCAACAACACGATTACCGGCACGACGTTCATCTCCACGGTCGCACCGACGGTCACGCCTCTGTGGCTGCTCTCCGGCGCCGGCTATACCGGTCGCACGCGCGGCATCCAGATGAACGAAGACTACGTGATGCTGGTCAACAACGAGACCAGTGGCACGGCCAACTACAACCTGCGTCTGAGCAATGCTGGTCTGCTGGAACTGCGCACACCCACCAACACGCTCAGCGTGTGGCATGCGGGTAACTTCACCCCGGACAGCCCGGTGGACAGCAGCGGTCAGATCCGTATCGGCCCCTCTGACGCAGACTCGGTTCGTTTCCGTAAGGACGGCTACTTCTCCGTTGCAGGCGGCGCCTGGAAGGCTCTGGGTGCAGGTGACTCCACCGCAGATCCGATTTTCAACACGATCTCCTTCGGCACTGCTTCCGGCGCGATGCTGGGTACCAGTGAATCGAACACGGGTATCGGCGTTGCTGTCGGCGCGCCGGGAGCGCGCAAGTCCTTCTCCTTCGGCTCCAATGGTGACTTCACTGTTGGCAGCGGTCGTTTGATCGTTGGCAGCAACGTTGTCTGGCACGCTGGTAACTTTGACCCGTCCACCAAGTTGGGCACCACGGCTACTGCCGCGGCAGCGACCAAGCTCGCCACCGCTCGCACGATCAACGGTGTGGCCTTTGACGGTACGGCAAATATCACCGTCCCCAGTAACGTCAATCCGGATGACTTCGTTAAGGTCATTCAGACTGCGGCCACGTACACCAATGCCGATAGCCTGAACGGTAAGCTGGCGTATGCGGTTTCCGGCGGCACGGCCTTGGGTGTGCCTGAAGCCTACATGACCACGTGGAACTTCGGTGACAACGGTTCGCGTGATGGTCAGTTTGCTTGGACCTACAGCGCCACCAATCGCCTGTACTTCCGCAGTCGTCTGGACACGGGCAGCTCGTGGAAGCCGTGGTATCAGGTTTGGACCGCAGCTTCGTTCAATCCCAATACCAAGGCCGACATCCAAGACCCGGTGTTCAAGGGCACCGCCTACTTCGACGTCGACAACGGCTCAACGGCCAAGGGTCGCTTCATCGCTGGTGCCAGCAACGGTATCAACCTTGATGCGGTCAATGACGATGCCTCACAGTTCGCTCCGCTGAACCTGCGAGGTACAGCGGTAACGATTAACGGCAACACGCCGTGGACCAACGCCAACTTCGACCCGAACTCCAAGTTGAATGCCCGCGACGAACTGGGCGCAGTGGCTCGCACGCACAGCGACTGGAACACTGCTACGACCAACGGGTGGTGGATGGCTGCCAATGCAACCAACGCCCCGGTGGGTAACTGGCTGCTCGGTATTGTCACTCAACACAACAACGATTGGATTCAGCAGGAGGTCTACGACTTCACCGGCGGCATCAGTGGTCCGAAGTGGTACCGTTGGAAGCTGGGCGGCACCTGGAGCGCGTGGACGCAGGACTTCAATGTCGGCGGCGCGCTGTACGCAGGTCGTATCTGGACCGGTTGGGACTCCGGCATCGGTGGTTCGATCTCCTGCTCCAACTGGTTCCGTTCTCAAGGCCAGACTGGCATCTACTTCGCCGACTACGGCGGCGGTTGGAACATGACCGACACCACGTATGTGCGCGCCTACAACGGCAAGCAGTGTGCGGCCGGTGACTTTGTCATCTCCTCCGACGTACGCCTGAAGACTGCGATCAATCCGCTGGAGTTCCGTGGCCGCTTGCGTCCTGTGCATTTCACGATGCGTAAGGACGGTCGTCGCGACATGGGCTTCATCGCTGACGAAGTTGAGAAGCTCTATCCCGAAGCGGTTGGTGAAATCGAATGCGTCGAAGACGGTCCGCTCAAGGGCAAGATGATCAAGCAGCTGTCCCAGCAGAAGCTGGTGGCTGTGGTGTCCCATCAGGTCAACGCCGTTGAAGATGATGTCATTGCACTGCGTGCCGAATTGGCCGCGCTCCGGCAAGAGATTGCCGAGTTGAAGAACAACCGGTAATCACAACCTCCCCCTAGGGCGACCTAGGGGGCTTGCCTTTCAAGGATCCAACATGTCTCTCAATACGCTCAGCTTCAAGGGTTTTGCTTTCACTGAAAACCCGCAAAGCGCGCAGTACGTCTCCGTACGTACCGGGCCAGGGGATGAGGACTTTGCCAACGTACTGCTGAGCGATCTGCGTACCTTCATCACCGCAGAGGTGGAGGTTCGTCTTGCTGCTCTGGAGGCCGGCGAGTCTGGGGGCGCCAAGCCCTCCATCTGGCCTGTGGCCCGCACGATGACGCTGTCCGGTCCGGTGACCGGTTCGGCTTCGTTTGACGGTTCGCAGAACTTCTCACTGAGCACGTCCATTGCCGACGGTGCTCTGACGATTGCCAAGACCAATGGTCTGCAAGGACAACTGACCACGCTGCAAACCAACATCGACGGCAAGGCGCCGTTGGTGCACAGCCACATCGGCACCCAGCCGAACCTGAACTCGATTCCCGGCGGCGTCCTGCCGGTCGGCGCCGTTGTAGGTAGTGGCTCCACCGCTCTGGACGGATTCACCAACCCGTTGTACCTGTCCGCCTATGATGGACAAACGCGTGCCTCGCAGTTGATCTTCGACAATGCTACCGATGAAGTAGGCTTCCGCCGCTTCACCGCGGGCAACTGGCGATCGGTTCGCAAGATCTGGACTGAAGCTAACTTCGATCCGAGTGTCAAGGCCAGCACCGGCGGTAACACCTTCACCGGTCTGAACACCTTCGCCAATGGTCGGGTGGTGATCCGTGCTGACGTGGCTGCCACGCAGTCGGCGTTGCAGTTCCAGGATGAGTCGGCTGTGCTGCAAGGCATGGTCTACTACAACCGCACCGACAAGGCCATGACGATCTATACGGCCGCAGGTGATGGCACCTCCAAGGTGATGTCACTCAAGCCCGACGGTCTGTACTGGGATGCCAAGAAGGTTTGGCATGCGGGGAACTTCGATCCGGCTACCTACAACTACATGACGGTCACGCCGACGTTGTACAACGCCAGCGCAGGTATCAACTGCGACAATCTGGTTGTCGGCTCCAAGGCCTTCGTGCACAACGCCAACACCAACACGCCGGGTACGGCCGCCACCTATTGGCACATTGAAACTGTGCAGCTGGGTGATGTGGCTGGTTCGCTGATCCAACGCGCCTACGCCGCTGACAGCAGCGAAATGTGGACGCGTGTGTATAACGCTGGTTGGAAAGCCTGGCGGCGGGTGTGGACCTCGGAGAACTTCAACCCGGTCAACAAGCTTGACGCCAACGCAGCGGCAGCCAGCGCACAGAAGCTCACCATTGCGCGTACGATCGCCCTGACGGGCGTCGTGACCGGTAGCGTGTCCTTTGATGGTAGCGCCAACGCAAGCATCACCACGGCCTTCTCAGGCGATGTCACCAACAGCGCCGGTGGCTTCATTGTTGCTGGCGGTGGTGCGGTGCAGGTTAACAACCCCAACGCCAGTTCGGCTTCGATCAAGATGGACTGGAACGGCGATATGCCGCGCTTGCGCATCGGTGGATCTGGCACCGGCTCGAACGCAACGTTCTTGATTGTGGGTCAAAGTGAAAAGACCCGCATGTCGTTGGACCTCAACGGCAACGCCATGTTCGCCGGCAATATCCTGGCCAACGGTGACAAGACGGTCTATCACTCTGGCAATCTGGACTTGACTGATTTCACCCGCGTGGGCACCACCAACCTGGGTAAGGTCGGTTCCACTACGGTTGGTCCGGGTACGCTGAATTCACCTGCGGCATGGTCCAACCTGCCCACTGGCTTCTCCAGCTTCGTGCTTAACACCGTGGGCACGGCCAACGGCGCACCGGGTGACGGCTACGGCTACTTCCACAAGATCGCCCAGCGTGATACGCAAGGCGGTTGGGCCGGTATCTGGCTGCCGCATCTGTTCAATGGCGCACAAGTCATCCAGGCGTACCTGGGTGGTGCCAACGACAGCACCTCATATGCTCGCTGGGCTAAGATCTGGAATGACACCAACCATGGTGCAGGTTCCGGTCTGGATGCTGACTTGCTCGATGGTAAGGATGGCGGCTACTACCTGAGTAAGGACACCCTGCTCGGCGGTGCCAACATGGCCCGCAATGGTAGCTTTGAAAGTCAGTACAACAGCGGTCGTCCGTACTTCTGGAACTTGGGTGGCAATGCCACCGGTCGCAGTGGTTCGTTCGTGGTCAGCGCTGCTGGTCCGGCGGGTGTCGGTTTCCGCATTGATGCTACTTCGGCTACGGCCGGTCAGTACATCGACATGATGCAACCGCTGCTGGAAGACGGTACAGACCCGCGTCCGACTTGTGTACCCAATCGCCCCTATACGGCCAGCTGCGACTTCCGCGGCACCGAAGGTGCGATGGTGCGCATGTACATCCAGTTCTACGACAGCAGCGATACGGTGATCGCCACGGCCACCTCGCAGGACTTCACCGCTTCGGCCACGAACTACCAGCGCGCTTTCGTGACTGGTCGCGCACCGGCCAACGCTGTCAAGCTGCGCATGTACTGTCCGCGACTGCACAACAACGGTCTGGGTGGCGCCACGGTACCGCTGTTTGTGGAATACGCAGGTGCCTCGCTTCAAGAAGGTGACAGCTACAGCACCTTCCATTATCCGGGCTCCTCGTTCCTGCGCAATGACATTGCCAATCTCCAGGACGTGCGCCTGGCAACGGGCAATGGTCGCGGTCTGCGCTTCTTCGACAACGAGCAGTACAAGATCTTCATGTCGGTGGCCACCGACGCAACCTACGGCGGCCGAATCGCAGGTGAAACCACCTCCGATTACAACATGTACTTCCGCATGGCCAGCGGCACCAACCGCGGTTTCGTGTTTGAGAAGGACAACGGCAACAAGCTGCTGTCGATCAATCCCAACGGTGTGCGTTCGGCGGTGGACATCACCGCACCGATCATCACTGCAACCACGCAGTTCCAGGTGTCCAACCCGAACAACACCGCAGCTCGCGTGTGGATGGACTGGTTGAATGACAACCCGCGCATTCGTGTGGGTGGCAGTGGTGCCGGTGCAGCCGGTACGCTGCAGTTCACCTGGCCCAGTGAGACGGTCAACTTCAGCATCACCAATGCCGGTAACGCCGACCTGCGCGGTCAGCTGTCGGTACTGAAGCTGATCACCAAGAACGACCAAACCTCGTTGTTCGGTGACGGTGGTGCATCGATCCGTGGTACGGGCACCGGTAGCGTTGTGCTCTCCTCGGGCACTCAGGCCGGCGGTTACATCTACCTGCGACCCAACGGTGACACCGTCACCACCGGTCAGGCGGTGCTCTACGCCAACGGTCAGTTCGAGATGACCAGTGCCAAGGTGGGCATGGGTGTGGGTGCGGGCGGTGTCATGCTGGAGCTGGCAGGCGATCGTGCTTGGCAGTTCCGTCAGTCCGGCACGGGCGCTACTTCGGCGCTGGAGCTGTTTGACACCACTGGCGGTAAGCGGGTGGATTTCACCACCACTTCCAGTTCGAACAAGGTCAGTATCGATCCCAATAGTAGCACGGTCTCAGCTTCGACCTTCGCAGGTACGGCGACCAACGCAGCCAAGTGGACCACTGCTCGCAACCTCTACCTCCAGAACGATCTGGTGGGTAATGTGGCGATCGATGGTAGCGCTGACATCTCGTTGAACGCCTACTCGCGTGCTTACACCACGGGCAACACGGGCAACACCTATCCCGGTCAATACGTCCGGGTGGCGTCCATCACGCTGGGCGCGCTGTACGAGGATTCCTCGGTAGCGCTTCAGTTCATGGGCTACGGCGATAGCGCCGGTACCGGCCGTTACGGTCGTGTGCGTTTCCGCGCCAAGCAACAAGTAGCTCTGCCGGGTCTGCCGTATGTGGACGTCTCCTTGGAGGCAGCCAACTACCTGAACCCGGATGACTTCGTTGCGGTGATCGGCGATACCTCCGCCTATCCGGTGAAGGTGGACCTGTTCATCAAGATGTCGGGTACGTACTCGGGTCTGAAGTGCACGGTCATGGGTCGCGGCGGTAGCCGTACGACTCAGGTGCTGGAGAACGACGGCTACGCTACGGCGCTGCCGGCGGGCACGCAAGTGGTGGGTGTGGCTGACGCCAGTCGCGTGTACGCAGGCACCTTCAACGGTGCTCTGTCGGGCAACGCAGCTACGGCGACGAAACTGGCCACGGCTCGCACGATCAACGGTGTGGCTTTCGATGGTACGGCCAACATCACCGTACCGGCGACGTGGAACGGCGGCACGGTCAACGGCGCCATCAACATCTTCAACGGCACGTTGAACGCTCAGGCCTCGCACATCACCTTGGCGTGGAGCGGCGGCAGCACCCGTTGGGCACACGTGATGGAAAGCTCCGGTGATTACGCCATCTACGGCTACAATGCCAGCGGCGGCGCGCCGTACCAACAGCTGATCCTGCGCAACACCTCGTTGGCAGCAGCGGCAGACAAGTACCGTGCTTTGGAAGTTCAAGGCGGCATCAAGTCGGGTGGTGCTAATTCTGCGCTGATCGTGGTCGACCGTGGTAACAATGCGGCCGAATATCACGCTTACGTGCAGGACAATGGTGGTTCGTGGGCCATCTGGCGACAGGGCTACGATGACATCTTCAAGGTTGCGGCGAGTGGCAAGATCGCGCAAGCAGGTGTCTTCTCCGCCGCACTGAGCACAGCTAACAGCCCGAACGTGTCGGCTGATCAGGCTTCCTTCCGCGCCTACGGCAACTACGGTGGCGGTTACGGTCTGATCGATGGCTCCTACCAGATCTGCATGTACTCGATCAGTGGCAACCTGAACTTCGGTTTTGGTTCCTCGGGTAATGCACCGTCGAAGGCCTCGTTGCGCAATGACGGTACGTTCTTCGCTACTGACTATGCTATCAACTCCGACGCCAGCCTGAAGGAGAACGTGGTCGAGTTGTTCTACAACGGGCGCCTGCGTCCGGTGGAGTTCGACTGGATCGACGGGAAGAAGCATGACCTGGGCTTCATCGCGCAGGAAGTGCAGAAGCTGTACCCCGATGCCGTTCAGCCCGATGAGGTTACCGGTAAGCTGCGTCTGTCGCCGATGAAGCTGATTGCGGTGTTGTCCTCGCAGGTCAACTCGCTGGAAGATCGTCTGGCCCAGCTCGAGGCTCTCGTGGCCTCGAAGATCCAATAGGCACCATAGAGCCCGGCCTTTCGGCCGGGCTCTTCTTTCGAGGTTCACATGAGCAATCCCAACAACGCACGTTTCGTGGATATGGGTGGCGGCAACATTGCCGAGTACATCTCCTTCCAGATCCAAATGAACTACAATCCCACCACCCAGCATGTACGCGTGGTTTTTAACGGCGCGCCGTATATCCTCATGGGTACTGCTTACCAGAAGATCGGTGAAAAGCAGGACATCCTTGAGGCCGACCTGACGGGCTTGGAAGGGATGCGGTTGATTCCGCAGGGCGTGAAAGATCCGGTCACCGGGATGGACCTATCGGGTCTGTCGATCGGTGGTTTGATCCTGGCCCACAAGATGGCCTATGACTACTTCTTCAACATCCGCGCCGGCACGTCCGGCTACACGGGGAAGAATACGATCATCGGTCCAGATCCGCAGTTCCCGCCCACGATCTAAAGGACTAGAGCCATGCCATTGGGCACCAATCCAACACTGCTTCAAATCCAGGCGTTCTTTGGTGGCCCAGGCAATCTCAGGGCCTATTATCGTGGCGGTCCGTATGTACCGGACATTTCCGCCAATGCGGCGATCTCAACAGATCCCAACAGCTTGACCTTGCGCCAGTTCTCTGGCGCTGACAAGGTGCAGGACTGGTCTGTGAGTATGACGCCGACTTTCGTGGCAATTGCCAACAGCACCAACAACACTAGCGTGCAAATGACCATCACCGTCAACAACGCGCCTGGGCCGGCCAGCTATAACACCGTGGCCTTGCCTGGTGAAGGTATGCTCTGTTCTGTTGACAACGCAAACACCGCCGCCCCGATTGTTCGTGGTAGGCGCAGTACACAACAGCCCTCCTTCGAGGAAGGTTCGGTGCGAGCTGACGTCACGATCAATGGTGTTACCAAGTCGGCGGTTTCCCGCATGAACTTCGGCTAAGGTCGGGCATGGCTAAGGAGGTTTCGGCCTCCTTAGTTTATGTCCCTTCCTTTTTTCCTAGCAGTAGAAGTATGCCTTTAGGTCTCAACCCCACCCTCATTCAAATTCGCGACTTCTTCGGAGGTCCGGGTAATCTTCGTGCGTACTACCGCGGTGGTCCGTACGTGCCGGATATTTCGGCGAACGCCAACATCTCCACCGATCCCAATCAATTGCGTTTGACGCAGTTCTCTTACGCTGACAAGATCACCTCACCACCTCTACCCAACTTCGGCAATGCCAGCGTTTCGGCTGACATCTTTGTTAGCGGTAACGGTGGCGGCTGTAACAGCTACTTGGAAATCCGTCCCAACGGTATGGTCTACTCCTATTCGTCCAGTAACGGCGAAGGTAACCTATACCAGTGGTTGCCAGCCGGGCGTTCCCCTGGGGAATACATGGCCCGTCGTTCTACCAATGGCGGACCGTGGGAGGCATGGCAATCGCTTGCGTCGGTCTTCGGTGCAGCTTCTTCCTCGGCGTATTCCGACGGCTTCTACAGCGAATCCGATTCGCAGGAGTCGGTCGTACAGATCGGTTACGGCGGCAACGTACAAGCACAGGCCACCTTTAGTGCCTACTCCTCGGCCAACGGCCGCGGTTAACAAGGACCACCTATGGACATTCGCACCCTCGCCAAACAGGCGCGCCTGAAGCGCAACTGTTTACTTGATGCGGCGGTGGGAGTTCTGAACCGACATCGCAATCAAGTGGACTTCGGTGTGAATCCGTCCCTTGGTCCTGATGAGGTTATCGAAGTGGCACACTTTGCGCAGTCACTGCGCGATGTGCCGCAGCAGATGGACTTCCCGAGCCTGATCATATGGCCAAACGTTCCACGATGCCTGCAAAAGCAAATCGTGGCCTAACAACAACAAGGCAACTTCATGAGCGACTTTCATATCGACCGACGTTTCGATAAGCCGGGACATGAATCCCTCGTTGACTTGATCAACGACAGCAACAAGACGTACATCAAGCCGGGGGAGATCGAAGGCGATCAGATCACTGCGGTCGAAGGTCTTCCATTGGGCTTGAATACGAGTGTGCGTATTCGCCTGAAAGGAGCAAAGGAAGGCGCCCCCTCATCCACGCTGTTTTACCGTCGACTGGACATCGGTAAGTATCTGGCCGATCGCGGTCCGTTCCCTTACGACCTCGAGCGTGAGGACAAGGACCAGCAAGAAATCCTTGATGCCATCAAGGCCCAGTACGGCGTGGAGCTGTCCCTCGAAGATGTTGGAATCATCTACAACTGGACCGATACGGCCCAGTACGTCATCTTGGTGATGTACTCGCGAAACCCGGTGTTCTACGGTGAGGTGCGTTTGCAAGGCAAGCCACCTTCGGACCTCAGTTGGGTGGTCGATGAGATCATGCGTGACCTGACGCTGGCAGATGTCATGACCGGTACGGAAATCATTCCGGCCATTCAGGACGTCATCCCCAAGCAGATGCGCAAGCTCCGCATTACTGACGTCAAGCTTTAAACATAGCGGAGGTCTTCGGACCTCCGTTTATGTCGCTTATACTGTGACTAGCCTGGCCTGACGGGCTTTGCTTAACCTCTTTATCCACGGAGCACTCTCGATGGCGACCACCACGCCGCGCGTTATCACCCGTACCATCAACGGCACGCGCATCCTCACCGCCCTGCAGCGCGGTAAGCCGTACACCCACGTCCCGTACACCACGCTCAACGAGCTGCACGGCATCCAAGCCGGCGTGATGCCGGACAACGCCGAGACCCCGCGCGTGCAGTATTTCTGCATTGGCACGAATGGTCATGTGAACCGCACCGGCGCTGACGGTGGTCACTACACCTCTGCCCGCAAGCATGGGCCGGACGATTTCGGCCTGTACACCCAGATCCCGTTCCTGCTGCGCCGTCCCGGTGAAGACCTGACCCAGGACCAGCGTCAGAAGTACGCCCTGCGCAAGATCATCGAGATCAATGGCGAGAACTGGATCGCCTACTATCTGATGAAGATCCCGACTGACACCGAGCCGGTGCGCATGCTGCTCAACACGGTCAAGGACGGCGTCACCACCACCGAGCCGTTCATCCCGAAGGCTTCCAACCTGCAGCCGCAGCCGAAGGAACCGCCGGCCAATGGCGCCATCAGCACCAACGGCTCGTACTTGTCGGTGACCTCGATGACCGACATCGTGCTCAGCGCCCTGGACGTCACCGAACAGATCGAAGTTGCCAAGATCATCCACGGCAACCCCGAGCGCGCTCTGATCTCCGAGATCGGCCTGGTGGCCGCTTCGCCGAAGATCGTCACCTTCACCGATCCGGGCGGCGGCAACGTCCAGATGGAAGAAGCGGTCATGGCGCAGATCACCACCCACATCACCGGCCTGTGGCCTGTGGCCTTCGCCACCGAAGGTTTCCGTTTCGGTCTGGATCTGGGCGGCACCGAGCCGCTGATCGGTCTGGACACCACCAACACCACCCCCTAAGCGAACACCCCCATGAACACACGTCAAGAACAAGATGTAACCTTGCGTGTGGCAGGCATCGATCCAGGTACGACGACTCTCGGGTTGTCGTTTCTGGACCTGAACCTTTCCAACGGCCGCTGCGTCATCGCCTATTCCAAGACGGCAGACGGCGGCAAGTTGGGTAAGGACTATCGTCTGGAAGCTGAAACACATGGCGACCGTTTCGCACGCTTGACCGCCATTGAGGATTTCCTGTTCGTCGTCTTTGAGATGATGCAGCCTCATGCGTTCTGCACTGAATCTCCCTTCCTGCGCAAGTTCCCAGCGACCTTCGCAGCACTGACCGAGTGTGTCAGCCATTGCCGCCGCGCGGTGCATCGTTACGATCGCCACGCACGCATGGATACGGTGGACCCGCCCACAGCCAAGCTCGGTGTGGGCATGACCATCAAGAAGGGTGCAACGAAAGACGATGTAAAGGCTGCAATCTTGCGCCTTGTGGACTCCAAGCTTCCCAACGGCCTTCCGGCCTTGGAAGTGGCCCCAGATGTGAATCTCGCCGAGTTGGACGAACATGAGATCGACTCGATCGCAGTGGCCTACCACCTAGTGCAACAGCTCCGCAAACAAATCCCCGGCCTTTAAGGTAACGTCATGAACCTCAGTGAGATTCTGAAGATGGCTGGGAGCCAACCGTTCTCCACGTTCAAGTGGGGGCCGGCGGCAGTGTTGATGATCAATGACTATCTAGCTGCCGGCTCCAAGCTGTCAGTGGATAGCACCGGTCAAGACGCTGAGGTTGCATTGAGCGCGCTGCCCACTGGCATGGGTTTGAACTTGTTGACTCGTGAAGTACAAGTCATGAACGACAATGTCATGCTCAAGCCGGTGGGGCCTGAGGTAACTGGCGTACCACCCACCGTGGCCCCTGCTCCGCGCAGGACCAATCCGCTGGTCATGATGATCTTTGTTGTGTTGGCCCTGATCAGTCTGGGTCTGACCTTCAGCATCATGTCCACGGCCAATCGTACTGGGCAGATGCCCGACTCGACCGCACTGGTTGAGATTACCAAGACGATGGTGGGGTTGATCAAGGACGATAGCAGCCGACCCGACAAGGAACAGCCTGCGGATCCTCCTCCCCAGAATCCGTAAAACCCCATAACGCCCCCGCCCGTAGGCGGGGGCTTATGCCGTCAGTTCGCTGCCAGTGCGGCGGCAGCATCAGCACGCTTGCGCTTGTCCAGTGCCACGGTGACCTGCCGCAAGATCGCGGTGGGTTCCCGGTAGGTGCCGGCTTGACGCATGTACTCCGTCTCGATCTGACGCTTCTGGATCAGACGAGCCATGTTGGTCTTGCCGCCAAAGATCGACCAGGCACGCACTGCACCGTACATCAGCGAGCGAGTGAACCAGTTCACGCCTGCAGCTTTCATGGCCTCCAGGAAGATGGCATCGGCCTCTTTACGAGTGATGGTCACCGGGATTTCATTGTGGAACAGGGTCTTGGTTTCGCACAGGATGTCATGCAGCGTTGCAGCCTGTCCGTAGGCGCCCCACGGCGGCACCAGCCACCACAGCGGACGCGGTACGGAGGCACCATCGGTGAGGAAGCCGGCGGGCACGTAGCCCCACGTGGAGCGATCCTCAGCACTGCGGTAGAAGCGGAAGGACGTGATGACACGGTAGTAGTCCTTACGCAGTACCTTCGATGCGTACTCGTCGTATTCGATGGCCAGCTTGGCATCGAAGTTGGTAAAGGGAATGGCCTCCGCGATCTGGGTGGCCGTGGGAACATAGGGATTGTTGATGTCCATTAGTCACCGCAGGGGCTAAATAAGAACCGGGGAGGTTTCCCTCCCCGGCACGGTCTTACATGATCTGCTTGACTTCAGAGGCGTTGTGCGTAGCGATACGACGATCGCCTTGCTCGCCTGCGAAGTAGGACTGGTCGTTCACATTGAAGAGCACCACATCCTTAACACCGACGTATTGCACTTCACGCACGCGTTCCCAGCGCAGCTCACCGCGGTCGTTGACGAAGACTTCCTCACCATACATCTGCGGGCCGAACATGCTACACGAACCATCGCGCATGGTCATCGGCGTCGAGTTGGAAGCAACGATGCTGATGCCCGATTCGGTGACGATACGGAAGCACGGTTGCGGCATGACCTTGTTGGCACGGACCTGACGCAGCGTCATGATGTCCGGATTGTAGGCCGAGCCATCAATCCAGTCGCCGATGGCGATCTCATGAGCCTGACGCTCAGTATCCATCCACATGTCAGTGGCCACACAACCACCACCGCCACCACCGCCTCCGCCACCACCCGAACCGCCGCCGGTGTTACCACCTTCGGGGACGATGATGTCCAGGTCGTTGAAGCTGTTGGTGAGGTTGTAGTAGAAGCGGAACTGGTTAACGACGTTACCGTTGCGCTTGATCGTGACCAAGAACCAGCCGCGATTGAAAACTCGCAGCACCGAGTTGGGATCTCGGTAAGCGTAGTTGTTGGCCTGCGTGGTCATGTCCAACAGCAGCAGCAGCTCACGGTTCTGGTTCAACGGCATGTCCACACCTTCACCGGTGATGACAACGGTGGAGTTGTTGAACGCACCGGGCACGCCCGGCTGCCATTGCCACGTGTTGGGATTGGCCGGCATCGGAATCCACCAACGACCACGGTCCAGACTTTGCAGCTGGTAGGAGATCGTGTAGGTGTCGCCGAAATCAGGGCGCGGACTCTGCGCCCAGTTGCCATTGCTGATCACACGACCATCCGGATACAAGTAGCCGATCTGACCTTGGCCAGCTCGAACCACCAGTGCTCGGTAGTTGCGCGTCATCTGCCAGATGTCCCACGTCCCGTCACGACGGAACGTCAGCCTCAGCTGGTTGGTGTTGTGCGCCACGTGCCAGATCACCGAAGGGCAATCGGACATGGGCATGTCCATGTAGCCGATGTCACCCATCGGATTGGTGTAGCCCACCGAACCACGTGCTGCCCAGTAGTTGGACACGTCCGGACCATCGGGGTGGTAGAACCCGGCGTCCTGGGCTCGAGAGCCCAGGCTGATCGGTGCATAGCGCAGCGGGTTACCGGCCACGTCGTAGTAACCGGGAATCACTACACCGCCGGAGTCAGGTTCGAACAGGTCATTGAAGCTGGGACCGTTGGGAGCGAAGAATTGGTCACCCATGGTGTTCTCCTCACTTACCCAGGCGGGCCAGAACCTGCGCGAGCTGCGACTCCAGATTGGCGATACGCAGTTCCTGCGACTGCACGACAGTGCGCAGCAGGGCGACCTCTTCCAGTGCTTGGTCAGCCGCTTCACCGGCAGCGAATGCCGATTCCATGGCCAGACCAGCGGTGTTGATCGCCAGACGCTTGGTCTTCTTGCCCGGCTCGGTGAACTCGCTGACGTAATCGGCAGCCACCTCGTTGAGCTCCTGCGCAATCACGCCGCGCTGATGCTCATCGTTGCGCTTGAGGTTCCACTGCTTCCACTTCAGCAGGCGCCACAGGGCACGCGCTTGAGCCGACTTGATGTTCTTCTTCAGTCGACGATCGGATGGCTGGAAACCACCGCCGGCGTAGATACGACCGTTGGAGGCAGTGAAGTTACCGTCGTTGCCGAAGGTGAACCACTTGTAGTTGTTGGACGGACCGGTACGCAGGCCCAGACCATTGCCACCGTCGTACAGGTAGTAAGCCCAGCCGCCGAGGGTGATCGAGTTCACGCGCGCATCGGAGTTGATCACGATGCGGTTGTTGATCTGGTTCTGCAGCGGGTTGATGGCAATCACCTGCACCAGCTGCCGACCGCGCATCGGAGTCAGATAACGGTCGTTGGCGTTACCACCTTCCGCTTCACCTTGAGTGGCGATCGGATAGTTCTCCACCGAACCCAGACCGACCTGTGCTTTGGTCGTAGCGTGCGGGTTGCTGCTGTTGTTCATGTGGTTGGTCAGTGCCGCACCAATGCCGTTGGTGATCTGCTGCGCAGTGCGCAGCGGCGTCATGAACGTGGCGTTGTCAGTCGCACCCTGCGCCTGAGCCTGGGTGGCGGTCGGGTAATTGTCAACATTACCCAAGCCGACCTGAGCCTTGGTCACCTGGTGGGGGTTGCTGATGTTGGCGATGTGGGCCTGCAGAGCATTGCCCGCCACTGCATCAATCAGGGACCGACCACCTTGCGGAGTCAGGAACAGGTTGTTGGCCGTACCGGCCGTGGCTTCAGGAACCGTAGCGGTCTTGAAGTTGTCCACGTTACCCAAACCGACTTGCGCCTTGGTGGTGGCGTGCGGGTTGTTGGTATTGCCGATGTGCGCGTTGAGCGGATTGACCGCTTGGGCGGTGATTGCCGCTGCGGTCAGCACGGCCGACATGTAACCATCGCCCGTGCCCTGCTGGGCTTGGGTGGTGGTGGCCATCGGGTTGTTCACCACGCTACCCAGACCCACCTGTGCCTTGGTGACACCGTGGGGGTTGTTGGTGTTGTTGATGTGCGCAGTCAGGGCGTTGCCCACCAATACCTGGATCTGCTGACGACCGCGCAGCGGGGTCATGTACAGGTTGTTGGCGTTGCCGTCTTCGGCTTCGGCCTGCGTGGCAATGCGGTAGTTCTCGACCAGACCCAAACCGACCTGGGCCTTGGTGACCGCATGCGGGTTGTTCTTGTCGTTGATGTGCTCTTGGAAGTTGGCCTGCAGCTGATTGATCAGCGCACGCAGCACGGCATCTTGAAGATCCACGTACTGACGCATCTCATCAAACGCTGCCTGGTCACCCAGCAGAATCGCACGACGCACCTGCTCGACAGCGGCCACGAGGTATTCGAAACCGAACACGTCGCCGATGTCGTGCAAGTGGGCGGCCGGCGGGAAGTACTCCGGCACATCGATCAGGTCACCCCAGTGAACCTTGCGGTTGTCCAGGTCCAGACCGTCCAGCAGCTGCTGGATGACGGTAGCCGACAGGCTGTAGACGTCACCCACCGCGTGGTAGGAGAACTTCAGGTCCAGACCACCACGGTAGGTATCGGGAATGAAGATGACCGAGCAGACTTCCTGGCCAGATTGCAGCGAGGGCTTGGGCACCATGTGCACCGGCTTGTAGTCCACGTCCGGAACCAGTTCACGGCCAGACGTAGCATCCACCAGTACCATGTTGCGGGTGTAGAAGGCACCGCGCGAGGGGACGAACGCGCGGTTGCCGGCGGCTGCGATACGTACCGGTTCGTCCCCGACGAAATTCGTCGGGGCTTCACCAGTCAGATCGAGCGGGAGTTGAAGAACGGGGGGATTCATGGCCCGTAGTGCTCCTGTTGCTGTCTGAATTGATTACGGAGTCATGAACGTCGTATTGCTGCGAGTGTAGGCTTCCACCAACACCGGACGCAGACGCGCGTTGCGCTGCGACTGATAGAGGATGCCGTTGTAATCGCTGAAATACAGCCGTCCCGGACGTGCCGCGGGATGGTTGATACCCAGATAGGCGTATTCCCACGCCGTGCCGTTGTAGGTGTAGTAGCGCTGCTTGTCCTTGTCGCCGGTGGCGCCGATACGGATGTAATCCTTGTACTGGCGCGGACGGGAGACGACCTTGAACGAGACGTTGGGCTGACGCAGGGAGATCAGACCCCACTGCGACGGCGCGTCCACGAACATCGACAGCGTCGGCGTGTCGGCCAGATCGATCACGATCTGTTCGGAAGCCACGTAGGCGGTGGCGCCGTACTGACTGGTATCGATCGTCAGGATGTTGCCTGCGCGCTTGACGCGGATTCGGGTTGCGCCATTGGTGGACCAACCCTTACCGGCCTCGATGAAGTCAGCCGGCGGACGGGTGTCTTGCACCTGACCGTCGCCCCACTTGAGCAGGCCGTTCTTACCAGCGATCTTACGACCGTCGTTCTGCAGCGGGTTGAGAACCACCGAGAGCAGGGTGTAGACTTCGCCACCGGGCTGATCGCTGATCTTGTTCATGCCGCCGGGCGTGCGGATCACCGCCAGCGTGTACTGACGACCACCGGAGACGACCGAGGCTGCAATGACACCTGCGCCCTTGGCCGCATCGAAGTTGGAGGAAACATCCACTTCGAAGGTGTAGTTCAGCGAAGCTTCCGGGGACAGCAGTGCGCCAGTGTTGGGCACCGTGGTGGTCTCCAACTGAATGGCACCTGCGGTGTCGTCCCACACCCAGTCATCGAGGATCTGCTGATCGGCGTAGTAGTTCTGGTTACCCGCGGCCGAAGACGGCAGCCACTGCGGGTAATCGTCCTTGACCGAATTGGACAGACCACGAATGGTGAGTTCGTCAGCATCGGTGGTTGCCACCGGCACCTGCTCTACGAGCGAACCGACGATCTGGTTGCGGTTGGCCGAACCGGGGAAGTCACCGAAGTTGACATCGCCGAAGGTTGCACGCGGATTGGCGTACGGCGGCAGCACACGCGACAGGTAGACAATACCAGCCGGCTCAGCGTTGGTGACCGAATTGGTGTTGACGTAGAACTGATTGGACGCGTTCTGCGACAGGACCGTAGCGGTTGCCGCTTGGCGCGGGCCGTTGGTGCGCATGTACAGCGTCAGTTCCTTGCCATTGGTCACGTCGGTGTAGACGTAACCGAACACCACGTTGGCGTTGGACTCTTCCTCCATCAGCGTCACCGAGGAGCGGCCCATGGCGCGCGGACTCAGACGAATCAGGTAGGTGCTCGAAGCCAGGCGGGCGTAATCGTCGCCGCCGGTCACGTAAGCCACGATGTCCGGAACCGGATTGGCCAGCAGGTTGGACGGAATGACCGTCGAGCCCAACTTGGTCCAGCTGTTGCCAACCGAACTGGTGTTGGCCGGGTAGGTCACCATCGGAGCGAGGGCTTCCATCACCTGGGCGTAGGTCTGACCTGCGAACTTGGTCGAGTCAGCCGCCACACCGGTCTTGTCCAACTTCGCGTTCAGCTTGTTGTCGGTGGTGGCCTTGTCGTAGGCACCCACCTGCTCAGCGGTCACTTGGTGCGGGTTGTTGCGCGCGCCGGTGTGCTGGGTCAGGGAGACGCCGATCGTTGCATCGATCAGGGCCTTGCCGGTCAGCGGAGTCAGCCACACGTTGTTGAGCGTTCCGCCCTGCGCCTCGATCGAGGTGGCCGTCTTGAAGTTGTCGACGTTACCCAGACCCACCTGTTCCTTGTTGACCTGGTGGGGATTGTTCAGATCGGCCAAGTGAGCAGCCAGCTCCGGTCCGGAGCTGCCACCACCGTTGTTGGCGACATACAGCGCCACACCACGCGGGGTCATCAGCAGGTTGTTGGCCGTACCGGCCAGAGCCTGCATGTCATCGGCCGCCGCAAAGTTCGGGACGTTAGCCAGACCTACTTGGGCCTTGGTCGTACCATGCGGGTTGGACGAATCGTTGATGTGGTTGGTGATCGTCGGCTGGAACAGGGCAGCCACCATCTGGCGACCACGCAGCACAGTCAGCAGCTTGTTGTTGACGTTGCCTTCCTCGGCTTCAGCCTGCGTGGCCGGACCGAAGTTGGGCACCTGATCCAAACCCACCTGGGCCTTGGTGGTGTTGTGCGGGTTGTTGGTGTCGTTGACGTGACTGGTGATCGGCGCCAAGGCGATCGCATCGATTGCGGCCTTGGTGGTCAGCGGGGTCATCACTACGTCGTCGGCAACACCCAACTGAGCAGCCACCGTATCGGCCTTGCCGAAGTTCTGCACATTGCCCAGGCCCACTTGGGCCTTGGTCACGGCATGGGGGTTGTTCTTGTTGTTGATGTGGGTGTTCAGCGGCGCCACAGCGAAGATGTCAACCAACTGCTTACCACGCAACACCGTCAGGAAACGGTTGGTGGCCGTGCCGGCTTCAGCTTCGGCCTGCGTCGCGGTGGGGTTGTTCTCAACGTTGCTCAGCCCCACCTGCGCCTTGGTGGTGTTGTGGGGATTGTTGCTATCGTTGATGTGCTGATCCATCCGATTGCCGTACAGCGCCTGCATCATCTGAGCGCCACGCAGGACGGTCAGGTAATGGGAGTTGCTGACGCCGGCTTGCGCGGTGGCAATATCGGCGACCGGGTAGTTCTGCACGTTGCCCAAGCCGACCTGGCTCTTGGTGACTTGGTGCGGGTTGTTCTTGTCGTTGATGTGATTGGTCAGGCCTTCCGAGCCCGAAGCCAAGATCGCATCACGAATGCCGTTCAGCGCCGCTTCCAGTTCCTTGGCACCGACCATGTCATCCAGATGCCACTCGTGGTCGATGACCGGGAAGGCGATCGGCAGATTGACGATCTGTTCCCAGTTGACGCGACGCGGGTTGAGCAGCTTGTTGGACAGGATCTCCAGGATCTTCTCGGCACTGATCGTCCACACACCGCCCAGGGTCTGGTAGTTGTACTCGATCGCACCTTGCAGGGTCTGATCGTAGAACACGAACGAACCGTAGATGCGATCTGCACACGCCAGCGAGGCGTCGTGGAAGTAGTGGCCCGGCGCCCAGTCCTGACCTTGGATCAGTTCTCGACGGGAGGGCAGCAGGTACATCTTCACCGAGTCAGCGAAGTACGGGGCCGCCGCCGGAAGAACGAAGTGGTACTGACCCAACTCAGGCGGTGCGATCGGCTGACGCTCGGCCGTGATCTTGTTGGTAGCGGCCTTACCCGTCGGGTCAAACGGGTAGGCAACTTGAGGGTTGCTCATTGTTGAAATTCTCCAGCGAGGACGCCATCGTATGGCACGATGTTAAAATATACGTGTACCATAACATAGCTATTTGGCCCCCACTGGTACGCGTTTAAAGACCCACATTTCTCAGGAGTTTCCATCCCATGTCTTACACGCTTGTAGCGGCCAAAGCCCGCTCTCGTGGGCTCGATGCTGAGTGGGCCGAGGTCGACATTTCCGCAGTGACGATCAAGGTTCTGTTTGAGCGCTACGCCCGCATCTGGGTCACGCTCACGCACCCGACGCTGGTCAAGCCCGAGTACCTCGAGCTGAGCACCATGCGCGATGAGCTCTCCAGTCAGCACTACATGAACACCGTCCAGCAGTGGCTGGACACGCTGGGCAACCGAGCACTGCCCACCGAACCGGTGCTGCCCGAACTGAAGCTGCGACGCGTCCATTATCAGGATGCATGGCGCAGTGGCTACGACATCAAGCCGATCGATCGTTTCCGTGCTTCTGATGCCGAGCTTCCGGAAGGGGCCAAGAACGATCTACTGCTGTCCAAGGAAGGCATCGACTTCCGCAGTCAGTGGCGCTACTGCATGGTCACCGTCAACGGCTTCTTCCATCGCGTCGGTGGTCAGATCGAAGGTCTGGAAGTGATCGACGGTGCACGCTCGGGCCGCATCGCCAATGACAACGCCGTGGGTATCCATTCCTTCAAGGAAGTCGGCGCGTTGGAGTACATCCCGATCACCCCGCAGATGATCTACCGACTGGACAGTCGTCAGAAGTACGCTGACGCCATGCACATCCAACTGCCGGCCGGTTCGGAAGGCAAGACGGTTCTGCTGGTGATGGGCGGCTACCTGCATGTGCTCGATGACATGTACTCCCGTCCGAGTCCGAACAGCATCCGCATCAACACCAAGCTGCTGGCACTGCCCGAGCGCATCTTCGAGAGTCGCAAGTTCATCGATCTGTCCAGCCTGCCGATGCAGTTGCTGGAAGGTGACAAGAACGTGTTGGGCGTGCAGGATCTGTACTCCGACGAAAACCTGGTGGCGTACATGTGCTTGCCGCAGTCCTATCTGGTCATGCTCAAGACCGAGGACTTCTTCTTGCGTCGTCATCCGGTGACCTCCTGCGGTCTGCCGGGTCGCTTCCTGGTGCCGGGTGAGAACAAGCGCTTCCCGCTGTTCGGCGGACTGGGTCGTTGCTACGATCACCGCGTGTTCAACGACTGGGGCACGCAGGTTCTGGCGACCAACGACAACTGGCGCTTCAACTACCTGTTCCGCACCACGCACTGGCGCGAGAACCAAACCATCGACGATTCGCTGGAAGGTAACAACCACAAACAGTTTGTGGACGCCTTCTATCTGGAAATGGGTCGTTTCCAATAAGCGGCATAAAGCAGGGGCCCTTCGGGGCCCCTGCACTTATGCCGGCATGACGGCGAACGGTACGCGACTCATGAACAGACGGGTGGTGAGCTCGCCCACCACCTTGAACCCCAGCGACGTGTAGAGCTTGATGGCAGCGGCGTTGCCCGGCATGACGTAAAGCGTCTGCAAATTGTGGTGCTGGATGTATTGCGTTGCCAGACCCAGGCCGCGGTAAGTCGGGGCGATGAAGATCTGCCCCAAATGCAGTCGGTTGGCATCATAGCGAGCATACCCCACCAACTCGTCGAACAGATAGATGCCCTCTACCTTCAGGTTGTACACCATGGAGCGATGCAGACGCAGTACATCCTTGTCGACATCGGTGTTGTCAACCAGATTCCGGCAAAGGAACGGACTCAGATCCTCCCAACTGATCGGTCGATACTCGGGAGCCTTCTGAAGCTGTAGCTTGCGAGTGAGGTACTTAGCATCCGGCTTCGGTGGGTCGATTTTACCAAAACGATAGTAGTGGTCCATTAAATTGATCCGGTAGGGCCCTTGATCGTGGCCGACGACTCGATGCCGTTGGCAGTGATCTTCTGTTGGAAAGTGACCGGACCAGCCCAGGTGGCTTGGTTGCCGGAGGTGTTGGACATGTTGCCGTTCAGACCGAAGTTGCCCTTCAGGTTGAAGTTGCCTTCCCAGTTGGTCGTGCCGACCTTGACGTTGGCCACAGCTGCTTCCAGATTCAACGTGGCCAGCTGCATCGTCAGTGTTTCAGTGGCCAGATTGATGGTGTCATCAGCAGCCAGATCGATCTTCTGTGCCTTCAGGTAAAGCTGAAGGGTTTCAAAGGTCATGGTCTTGCCCGCTTCCATCGAGATGGTTTCCGGGGCATAGACGTAGAAGCTCTTCTGTGCTGCTTGGAACAGCGTGCCGTCGCCGTTCTGCATCGAGATGGCCTTCAGAACCGACTCGAGCTGGATGAAGTTGCCGTGGCTGTCCTTGATCAGGAACACGCCGTCCTTGGTGTTGAGCTGGAAGCGATACCGGGACAGTTCCTTGTTGGCATCGGTGGTGTTGATCTCGATCATACCCAAGTGGGTGCTGACGTAGATCGTGTACCAGTTGTTGGGGTCGTCCATGTCCGCATTCTCATCAACCGTAGCCGAGAAGCGGAAGCGCACGGTTTCACCCCGGCGCAGGTGGTCATCCCAGCCCAGCTCCTTCCAGTAGAACTGGTCGGTGTCGGCGTAGCGGAAGATCAGCACGCGCTCACCACGACGTACGTCCGGGGCAGTATCGCGATTGCTACCGTAGGGTAGCCACATGCAATTCAGGGCGGTGTCGAGCACGACCTTGGTGCTGTACTCGGTGCCATTGGCACGCACACCCGTGACCGTGGAGTCAAACGGCAGGGAGATCACCTCACCGTCGAGCAGGTTCAGTACCTCAGTGGGTACCACCTGAAGCTCCATGGACTCCAGTTCCTTGTTGGATGCAGCTACGCCCATGGAGTACAGGCGCAGCTTGGAAATCTCCGGATCGTCCGGAATCTCCAGCGGGGCAGATTGATGATCAGACATATTTCAGGCCGTTGATAAGCTCATAACAAGTAACCCGTTATTTCTTTACGCCCACCCTCGAAAGGTATGTACGCTCCCGATAAGTTCAGGCCATGCGAATTGAGAAATTGGAACTGTTTGGGTTCACGCGACTGACGTTGAAGAACATCCGTCATTTCGTCTACACCCCGCAGTCCCCCTACCAGTTGATCCTGGGTACCAACGGCTCGGGTAAGAGCTCTGTACTGAGCGAGCTCTCCCCGCTGCCGGCCCACAAGGACAACTTCGAGAAAGACGGTTACAAGCGCATCACCATTTCCCATCGGGGCAAGACCTACCAGCTGAACTCTGACTTCAAGACCGGCAAGCACAGCTTTGACGTGGACGGTCAGGTTCTCAACCCCGGTGGTACGGCTGAGGTCCAGAAGACCTTGGTCCAGCAGCACTTCAGCTACACCAAGGAAATCCATGAGTTGGCCACCGGTGAGATTCGCTTCACCGAGATGTCGCCCAACGAGCGTCGGCATTGGATCATGATGTTCTCCAAGACCGACTATACCTTTGCCATGAACGCCTTCAAGCGACTGGCGTCTATGCTGCGCGATCAGACCGGTGCAGCCAAGCACCTGCGGGCACGCCTGCTCAGTGAAACCAACACGCTGGCTTCCTTGCAAGAGGAGCATGGGTTGGAAGAGCGCGCTGCCAAGTTGCGAGAGGAAATGAATCAGCTGATGCTCGAGCGCATTCCCAACATGCCCTCGCTGACACAGCAACAGCAGCGCCTGTCGCAGCTGTACGATCAGGTCCAGCAGTGGTGCAAGGACTACTGGCGCAACCTGACCTACGTGCCTAGCGATAAGAAGTACAGCTCGCTCGATGACGTGCGTATGGACATCCAACGCATTGAAACGGGCATCCAGACCTCACAGGCCGTTTTGGATCGCATGGGTTCGGAGTACAATGAGGTCGAGGCACTGATCAACTCGGTGCAGGTTGATGCCGGTGAATCGTTGGAAGAACTACCCAACCTGATCGCCGATGCACAACGGGCCATTGGTGAGTTGCAAGATCGCCAGTTCACCTTCCCGCATCTGCTGGACCCCGAGCAAGTCCAGCGCGATTGGCTGACCATTCGCACCGAAGTCATCCCGGTCTTCCGTAGTCTACCGGACAACACCGATCGCAAGTTCACGCGCGAGACGATGCAGCAGGCGCGAGACAAGATCGCCCATTACCAAGGACATGTGGATGTTGGCACCAACAAGATCGAGGCGATGCGTCGTCGCCAAGAGATCATGTCAGAGGCCAAGGAAACCAAATGTCCCAGCTGTAACTACATCTGGCGTGAAGGGTATTCCGAACTGGAGTACGGTGATCTGAGTCGATGGATCACAGAACACGCTGAGAAGGTCTCTGAGGCCCGCGAACAGATCAAGCAGGCTCAGCTCTTCTTGGAGGAGTGTGAGGTTCACAACGCCAATTATCAGCGTTTCCGTGGCTTTGTCGGGGGCTACCCTCGCTTGCAGCCGTTGTGGGACTTTATCCTGTCCAATTCACTGCTGTTCAACAACCCGGCCCAGCAGCTGGGTGTGTTTGTGACCTGGGAAAACGATCTGGACACCCACGTCAAGCTGGAAGCGGCCCGTCGCCGCCTCAGCCGCTACGAGGAGGTCCAGCAGCGCCATAACGCCATGGGCGATGCCGCCCGCTTTGCCAAGCGCATGCGTACCTTGCAAGACGAAATCCAGTTGATGACGGCCCACGTGCTCCGACAGCGTGACGAGCATCGCCGCATCACTCGCTTCATGTCCCGCATGACTCAGATCCATGGGATCGTGGCGGATCTGGAACGGACGCAGCTGGAGATCGGACGGATCGAAGGTCAGCTGGTTGATGCACTGCGCAACCAAGTGATCGATGAGACGGTCGATACCCATCAGTCTGAGATGGTGGCCATCAATCGCAAGATCTCCGAGAAGGAAGGTCAGGCGGGTCTGGTGCGTGACATTCAGAACGACTTGAAGAACGTCGAACTGGAAACCTCTGCTCTGCAACTGGTGGTACAGACCTTCTCGCCGAAGGAGGGCTTGATTGCCGAACAGCTGGCTGGTGACATTGGCTGTCTGGTTGCTCAGTTGAACTCGATCATCGCCAGCGTCTGGACCTACGAAATGAAGGTGCTGTCCTGCGGCATCGAGCAGGCCGAACTGGATTACCGCTTCCCGGTGGAATTCAGCCTTGCAGCTGGTTGGCGCTCCAAGGATGTCTCCAAGACCTCCAAGGGCCAGAAGCAGATGTTTGACATCGCCTTCCACCTGACGGTGATGATGTATCTGGGGTTGGAGAACTACCCGCTGTTCTTGGATGAACCGGGTGAGGGCTTTGACGAACAGCACCGCATCAACCTGATGTCCTTTGTCAAGCAGCTGATGGACATGAACCAGTTTAGCCAACTGTTCATGGTCTCGCACTACGCTTCCAGCCATGGGTCGTTCACCAACGCTGAAGTGCTGGTGCTGGATGAAACCAACATCGCTGTCCCCGGCAACTACAACCAACACGTCGTGCTCAATTGAGCACGACTTTCAAGTGCTGCTTTCCCGGCAGTCTTACATGAAGTACCAACCCACAGAAGAAAACGCCCAATGAAGCCCTTCACCAACCCTCTCTCCGCCAATCAGCAAGTACTCTCGGGCAGCGTGGCCATCGTGGCCCATTCCCAGCGTGCGCTGCTGCAACTGCTGACCGAAACCACCCCGCTGCTCAAACCGCAACTGGAGCAACTGCGACAGCAGCTCGAAGCCGGCCTGAGTCAGGTCGAAGCCAGCGCCCAGCGCGCCGTTCTGGAAGGTCGCGGCGTCAAGGGCAACCTGCGCACGATCTTCTCGATCACCTACGACAAGGTCAGCTCGGCCGAAAGCGTCCTGCCGGCCGTCTCCGCCAACCCGGCCACCGCCGAGGGCGTGCTGAAGGCCTTCTACCGTGCGATCGGCATGTACACCGAACAGGGTACGATTGCCTGGGCGGCGCCGTTCAAGGAAAGCTTCCCGCGCGGCGTCACCAAGGCGGTCAGCCTCGAAGAAGCTGACAAGTTCGATCCGGTCGCGTACTCCTCGGGCATCTACCCGGTACAGGACGGCGAGGACATCCGCGGCTTCATCGTCGTGGTGCGTGTGGACGACAACTCCTTCGTGGTGATGTCCAGCCAGAGCGCACCGCAGCTGTACACCTTCGTCGAGATCGAAGGCGAGTGGCTGTCGCACGGTGAGTGGGACTACCTGGACATGGAAGCCTTCCAGGCCGCCCTGGCCAAGCTGACCGCCGGCAACCTGGGTTCGTTCACCTTCGATGAGAAGAAGTGGGCTGCACTGTTCAAGGCACTGCCGGCCAAGGCATACGAAAGCGTTGGCGCCACCTCGCGCGGCGGCACGGGTGCCGAGATCAAGATCGACGAAAACCTCATCCTGAACTTCGATGGCGAGAAGGCCTTCCTGACCGTGGACAAGGCGCCGTACGGCGAAGTCGGTCCGGAAGAAGAACGCTACATCCCGTTCGTGGCTGGCGAGCAGTTCGACTACTCTTTCCCGTTCCTGAACAACAAGTTCAAGTCGCTGGAAGAGCGCTTCAACGACCACATCACCGGCAAGCCGGCCGAGAAGGTCACCAAGGCCGCCACCAAGAAGGCCCGCCGCTAAGGCGACATAAGCCCCCTCCCGGACGGGAGGGGGCGTTATGCTGCTTACGGGGTGGGCGTACCACCGTGGTCGATGATCCACTGCGTCAGCGCATTGTTCTTGGCAGTGAGTGCATCCACCAACGCGTTCAGTCGAATGACCTCAGCGTAGGGCGTGGTGCGATTGGTGATCTCCGCCTGACGACGGGTCTCCATGATCTCATGCTGCTCCTGACTGATCAGGCCGCTGAACGGAGCGATGTGTTCTTGCACCGCCGACTCCACACCGATCGTGTCACTCACCACTTCGGCCACGTTGGCCTTCAGGTCAGTCAGATCGGTGGTATCCGGCAACGGTCCAAGCAGTACCGAGAGCACCACCCGCTTGTAGGCCACACCGGTGACATCAGGGAAGGCCTCGATGTAGGTATCCGGCACGTGGATGACCGGCAGGGTCTCCGACTCCAGGGTGATGATGTTTGCACCCAGTGCCAGATCGGCCTCGTACTTGTCCCTGGTTTCGTCCTTGGGCAAGTAGAAACGCTTGAAGACGTCGTCGCCGCGTTCGATGAAGTCACGGAAGCTACGAATAGCGATGACTTCAAAGACGTGATCAGCCGGCGCATTCCACGGCGTCTTGAGCTTGAAGACACCCCTGGCGTGCAGGGGTGGGGTCATGATGGCCATGGGCTACCTCTTACGGAGCCTGCGAGGTGAAGATGTGCATGGTGAACACCTTACTCGCGCGGGTGGTGGAGTCGTCGGTGACAGCCACCTCGACCTGGATGTCGCCAGCGATCAGCGGGGTGCCGGTGAACTCGCCCGAGTTCGGATCGATCATGGCATTGGCGAACTTGCTGGTATCGGACACGCTGACCAGTTCGTACTCGAACGGCGCCTTACCACCGACCGCTTCGAAGGTCGTGCGGTAGTTGCCCAGACGGATGTCGGCATGCGGCATTGCCACCACGCCCACGGCGCCTTCGCTAGTGATCTGCAGTGCGTCGACGTTGGTCGGCGGGAAGTATTGCTGCACGGTGCGGCGGCTGGCCACCAGGTACTGCACGTTGAGGTGATTGGCCACCACGTACTGGAACACTTCGCCGGCATCGTTGGTGCGCTTGACGCGGGTCATGTCTTGCGGCAGGTCCGAGAAGTCGGTCAGCTCTTCGGCCACCACCAACATGCGGTTGATCAGCACGATCCAGTCACGGGTCGGCTTGGACATGCGCGAGAAGTCGGTGGAGCTGGTCGGTACGTTCAGGTAGTCGGGGAACTGCTCTTCAAAGCGGTTCACGCCTTCGCGGTTTTCCGGACCACCCACGATCAACAGGCTCATCGACTTGTACGGGATGCCCGTGATGGCCAGGACCTTGTCGATATGGGCTTGGGTGTAAGCCGTGCCGATACTGGTGCGACGGGCCATCTGCATACCGGCCACTGCGTTGACCACCGGCGAATGCATGCCGGCCAGCTGGGTCTTGTTGGGGATGGCGAAGAAGGACCAGCCAGGGGTGATCACGAACTCGGTGCTGGTGAAGATGTCCGGGAAGATCACCGCCCATTCTTGACGGGTGTGGGTGGAGTTGGCCAGGATCCATTCGGCCAGACCGGCCTTGAGGGAGTCGACGTTGTCGCCAGCTGCACCCCAGATGATGAAGTTCCAGTTGGTGTCCAGCCGGTACGTACGATCGTTGGGATCGTGGTACTGGAAGGTCATCGCGGTGATCTTGGTCTCCGGATTCCCTTCCTTGGCCAGATGGATCTCGGTCTGCATCTGCGGGATGGTGCGCTCAGCGACCATGTCTGCCACCAACTCAGCGCGCTGGAAGAAGTCATCCAGACGACTGGTTGCCACCGGCGCCACGAACTCCAGCTCAAACTCGTCGTACTGGGTGCGGAAGGCCGAGTCGGCAAACCACAGCTTGATGCGCGAACGCTCCAGGTCTGCCAGCTCTTCCGGCGTCCATGCACTGCCCAGGGCCGCAGGCAGCAGGTAGAAGGACACGTTGGAGGGCAACCACAGACCGTTGTGGGTAACCATCTCGGCCACTTGTGCGTCGAGCACATAACCGTCGAATTCGGCCATGAAGCGCTGGCGGAAGGATTCGGTGGTGGGACCGAAAGCGCCGGCCGAAGCCTGCTCTTGGCTCCAGCGGATCACGCGCAGCAGGAAGTCGGAGTATTCGGTCGGAACGTCGTAGTAACGCTCACTGACGGTCTTGCTGGAAAACACCGACAGAGCCATCGGCACCGGGCTGCCGGAACTGCCGGCCGTGGTCGCATAGACCGCACGGTCAGTGGCGTAGGTGGCGCTCAGCAGGGACAGCTCACCCAGGGGAGCAGTCTGGTGGCGCCCGTTGTCAGCGAACGAGCCGATAATTACAAAGCCCTTCAGGCTGTAAGTATCGGTTTGGGAATCATTGATGGGGTCACTCACGTGGGTCGCTCCAATGGTTGGGATCGAGTTAATCTATGACGGAACTCTATACCATAAACCCACGGGCACACCAATGACTTTCCTTAGTGTACTTATCGCCCTGTTCCGGGAGGTGATGCCTTTCATCAAGGAGGCCCTGCTTGAGGGGCAAACTTTCGGGGCGTGGCTTCGCAACAATTGGATGACCTTCACCGCCTTGGTGGTGGTGACGGTCTTGACCTTCAATACGGCCTATCTGGTGGATTCCTTTCACCGCGAGCGCAAGGAGCGCCAGGTCACTGAAACGGTGGTGCGTGAACTCAAAGCACCGCTGAGTTTTGTCCAGGTGCGTCTGCAACGCCTGATGGACCAGAATGCGTATTTGCGTGGTGAGAACAAGCGACTGTCTGAACAGATCGTAACCCTCACCGCCAACAGCAGTGAACAAGCGACCAAGCTTCAGCAGTACGAAAAGTGGATGAAAGCTTGCGGTGTGGATCCCAATCGCGGCGGGCAGTGTCGGGCGCAAGTCTCGGCAACGCCCAAGCGTCGGGCACCGACCCCCAAGCCCAAGCCTGACTTGAATGTCATCCCGCCTCCCGATCCTCCGCCCAAAGAGGGAAAGCGTGGTTTCTGGAAGAGCCTGCGCGATGCCTTGAGCGGAAAGAAGAACGACGAATGAAAACCTCGCTGCTGATTCTGCCGCTGTTGCTCACGGGTTGTGTGACCATCACCATGCCGCCCGTGCAGCAACAAGCAGTCCAAAACGACAAACCGGTCAGCACCTGTCCGGTCTATCAACGTCCCAGTCGCGAAGCCCTACC